TTATGGACAATTTATGGACATTCTACTTATAGGGTTCAATGTTACAGCATCTTGGAGGAAGTCGGGAGCAAAATGCGCATAGGTCATCGTTTGTTGAACCGTAGAGTGCCCAAGTATTCGCTGAAGTGTAATGATATTACCTCCGTTCATCATGAAATGAGTTGCGAAAGTGTGTCGTAGAACATGAACGGCTTGCCCTGCTGGTAGGTCTGGTTTCATTTTTCGCAATGTATCGCGAACGTTGTCATAGTTTGCGGTAAACAGTAAGCCCGTAGGTTTAGTCTTAATGTAGTTTGCGATCTGTTCAGATATCGGAATTGTTCGTCGTTTGCCGTTTTTCGTCTTCATGAATGTCACCATATTATTGATGATGTGTTCGCCTTTTAGGCTAGCGGCTTCACCCCATCTAGCGCCGGTAGATAGGCAAACTAACGCAACCTTTCGATTATCCTTCTCAAGCAAGTTAAGCAATTCCTCAACTTCGCTCTCAGACAAAAAGGCCATCTCCGACTCAGCTTCTTTAAGCTTTTTAACATCCTTGAAAGGGTGTTGGCTTTGAAACTCATCAGCGTTGATTAATTTGGTAAACATACCGCCAAAAATAGCAAAATGGCGGTTTACGCTTGCCGGTTTTAAGCCTTCATTCATCATTATGACGCGGTAATCAGTCAGCGATTTCTTTGTGAGCTGGTCTGCCCTGAAAACTCCCATAGTGGCAAATTTTGCAACAATAGCCTTTAACCTGCCTCTCTCAACCTCACCACGCGGGTGAGTTTTGCCGTGGTAGATCCACCATAAGTCGAGTAGCTCTGTTAACTTTCTGCGATCTGCTGGTTTCTCTATCCATTCTTTGTTGTGGTAGTTAACTAGAATGTGACGCTCAAAAATTTGCGCCTCGCCTTTAGTATTAAATCTGCGCCGGATTCGTTTTCCCTCGGAACCCTGCGGCCTTGTGTCCACTTCATATCGACCATCTTCGAGCTTCTTAATTGACATTGCGAAGCCCTCCAATGGTTAGAGAATCATTTAAAACATTTGGTTTGCATATATAACAGTTTGTTACATGGCATGAGTCGCATAGATAAGCCGCGTAAATGGTTAGCCAGTCTTTTTCTCTGAGTGCTGCGAGATTGTTTCTTCTTGCCCATAGTGTGCGAGCGCCGGAGCAATTTGTCCGGTCTCGGGGTTAACCTCATCGAACATGAACCAGTCTCGATATTTTCTAAATCTAGGATGCTTGAATATTTTAGCTCCAGCCTCGAAAGACATTTTCATCCTTCCCGCTTCATAGTTTGACAAGCTGCTGTATGGAATATCAACGAGTTGAGCCATTTCTTTCCGGTTCATTCGTTCAGATTCACGCATTAGGGACAGCTTCTCACTTTGTTCGTATGTTGACATCAGTGTTTGTATCCGATAATTTAAATGCATTACGAAACCCCGATTACACGCTAAAACGCTTTATTTAGCGCTAATTGGTGAATCGGGTGCCAATTTGGAGGATAGCAAAATGCGCGAAGAAGCTGAAATTATTGGCTTAGAAAGTGATGAGACGGACGATGGGAAAGGCAATCGCGGTGCTTTTAATCGCGATCCTATCCGTATTTCTGAAAACCCATCAGCCTTACTTTCTGTAGAAGGATTTGCTTTGTACGTAGGCAGAACAAAGCGCGCTATAGAAGAAATGGTAAAGAGCGGAAAACTGCCAGTGCATTACATGGTTGACCCAGCAAAGCCGGGAGGCCATGCGCAAACGTGGATAAATAGAGAGGATTGGGACGAGTTTGCAAGACAACTTGTTCAAAATGCGCCACCAGAGTGGCATGAATGGAAGAACAGATTCAGCTACACCAAAAAGTCACGCGCCCGTAACAGTCAATCAGCGAGATAAAGACAGTAGGGGATAGATATGCAGCAACCAATCTCAATCGCGCCGTTGCTCTGGAATCATCAGACCGCTCGCGTACTGGATACACGCATCACTCACGGCAAAGGCCGCAAGGGGATCATTATCCGGGGTAGAAGTTTAGGCAAAACCAAAAGCATTAACCGCTTTATTCCATGGGGGCAAAGATGACAGTTGTGACGCTAGAATCAACCAAAAAACTCCCTGCTGGTTTGCGTTCCATTATTTGCCAGCATCTCGCCGTTCCACGCTGGAGCGAAACCTGTGATTTTTACAATCGCATGAGCGAGCGTGAACGCTTAACGGTCTGCTTTCATGCGCGATTAAAACAGCGCCATGCAATGGCTAAACTCGAAGAAATGAACGACGCCGACCGCGAGCGCGTGGTGTGTGCTATTGCGGAATTAAGTCGCTCATTTGCTGAATATCGCAAACATGGCATTAGTAAATCGGGCTTTATTCGTCGACTGACTATCAGCGAGCGAAGAACCCTTTTTCGTCACGCGGGGCTCACCGATAAAGAGTTTAGCCAACCATATTGGCATATGGATGATGAAACATGTCTATGGCGTGAAAAGTTATTTCGTGCATTGCGTGAATTATTTAGCTTATTTAGATATGCCCCCACAGTATTAACAGCGGTTAAACCCGAGCAATATCTCCATTAATTAAATGTGAAGTTATTTAATAGGCGTTTTATTACGTCGGGTTTTCTATTATCTGAGGTTCACTATGCATATGTATAAAACGGTCGGCCAAGAAATGCACCGAAAAGCCGAAGCGGAAATGCAAGAGCGGCTATTAAATAAGGCTCGTAACGAGGCTAAGGCTGACGCGGCTGTTATGTTCTCCGCTCGACTCGATGAGATTCTCGTACATGTCCAAAAAGAAGGGCTATCGAAAGATGAGCTAGTCGAGCTTGTGACACAGGAATCTATCAAGCTGCACAACGAGGGTTTAAGTCATCGAGGGTTTTACTAATGGCTAAAACATTTAATTGGGTATTTATTAATAACTGGTATGCCATTGCTAAATGCGATGACAGTTCTTTTATTCTCGCTGATATTAAAACTGATAAAGAAACAAAAATTAAATATTACCCTGCGAGAGCTGTGTATTCGGATAAATTAAATTTAATTGCCGATATCACAAATCTATGTGTTAAGCGCGGTGTTTATTTGAAAACAATCCAAACACCATCCGAGCTTATGCGTGAAAGCCACCACTTTAATGAGCTGTGCCAGAAAGCACTATTTCAGCTCGATAACTAAATCACCATTGAGGTTAATCATGATTCGTATCCCTATTGGCAAGGAGTTTGTTATTACCTCTGACTCTCTGCAATTCATCCTCAATCAAAAAAAGATAGCGCAAAAAGGCTCTAAAGCGGGTGAGGAGTGGCTTGACCCTATCGCCTATTTTCCAAGCTTAAACCAGCTTGTCACCGAGCTGGTTAATCGCCATGTTCGCAACTCAACCGTTACCAGCATTGCGGGGCTAGCGGCTGAGATTGGCAGTATCGGAAAGCTTTGTCAGGAAGCGTTTTCCAAACATCACCCAAAGGCTCAGTAAATTGAGTTCGATCATCAATAGGGGGCGAGTTGCCCCCACGCCACCGCCAGCCTTTAACGCTGAACATAAAGCGCCCTCTGTGGGCGCGTATAGCTGGAATGCGCCACGCGAAGCCATCGGAAAAGAGAGACCTCTTACCCGTGAAGAATTCCTTCAGGGGCAAGACGCCTTACGCAAAATTGACTCACTGCCGTATTTCCTCAGCAAGATTTTCATTGAGCGCCATAACTACCTGTTAAACACACAAGGGATACTGGCCGCGCACCGCTTTTTATACAAAATTTATTTGCCGCGTATACATCCGAGACTCGAATTTGTTAACACCAAATTCGATATGGACGTTAAAGCCTCACTGCGTTTTTTGAGCGAGCTAGAGATTTATCGCGGCTTGCCTGATATGCACGATAAAGAGTTAAAGCGGCTAGCCGGTCGCATTGCGGCTCAGTTGTATTCAGCTTATGAGGAGCTGAGCGACGCATTTCTCGAATGTCATGATCAAGAGGCGCTTTTTACCGATGAGGCTCAAGTCGATCTCTATGCTCATGTAGCTGGCGCAGCACGCGCTTTTAATATTACACCGATGCACTGGCAACGTTTTCGCAAGAAAAAGCTAGATATGCGTGGCGCATTCCGCAGCATCCTGCGCCTCATCAATGATGAATGGTGGATACGTAAGCTCAAAGCGCAGCGCACCCAGTGGCGTGAGGCACTGCTTATCGCCGCCGGTGAAGTCAATTTCAAACGCTCATCTTATGCCAGTAAGCAAGCGATCAGTGATGTTCGCGCCCGTCGTGCGGCTAATATGGAATACCTCAAAGGGTGCGACCTTGAGAACGTCGAAACCGGCGAACGAATCGACCTCATTGATAAAGTCATGGCGAGTATCTCTAACCCTGAGATTCGCCGCATGGAGCTGATGAGCACTATTTACGGTATCGGAAAATATGCCGCTGAAAAAAATCACATCGGCATGTTTGTCACTATCACCACGCCCTCGAAATATCACCCGACCCGCACGATAAAAAACAAGCGCGACAAACAATGTCAGCTTAACCACAAATGGGACGGGGAGGCATATTCTCCCAAAGACGGCCAGCGCTATTTGGTCGGTATCTGGAGCAAGATGCGCACCGCATTCAAAGACCGCGATCTAAACGTCTACGGGATTCGGGTGGTTGAGCCTCACCACGACGGGACACCTCACTGGCATATGGTGCTGTTTTGCGACCGCAAACAACGCGCGGCTATTGTCGAGATTATGCAACGTTACGCGTTAAAAGAAGACGGTGACGAACGCGGAGCGCGTAAGCAGCGCTTTGAGTGTAAGCACCTGAACAAAGGCGGCGCGGTAGCCTACATCGCTAAATACGTTTCTAAAAATATCGATGGTTATGCGCTTGACGGCGAAATAGACCATGACACCGGCAAGCCCTTATCTCAGACCGCCGCCGCCGTTACAGCATGGGCGTCTATCTGGCGTATTCCACAATTTCACCCGATTGGTATTCCTACCATGGGCGCATACCGTGAGTGTCGCCGCCAAAGCCTACGCGGTATCAGTATCGCCGATAGTTTTGATGAAAGCGTCGAGGCTGTGCGAGCTGCCGCCGATGGTGGTGATTTTGCCGCTTATATCGCTGCACAGGGCGGTGCCAATGTTCCCCGCGATTTACAAACTGTGCGTGTCGCGCGTGAGGTTGCCGAAGAACTCAACGAGTACGACGAAGAAGTCCCGAAGGTTGTCGGCATCTTTGCGCCGCATCTTGGTGAAAGCCACATCCACAAAACTCGCGAGACTCAATGGCGCATCGTCAGCAAGGCCGTTGACGTTGACCTTGATCCTTTGACTTTAAAAAGCGCCTCTGGCGCGCCTCGGAGTCCTGTCAATAACTGTGGGGAAGGTCAGCACAGTGTTGACATAAAACCGGAGGTTACGCCGTCTGAGTACGCCGCCGCTGTAATGAAACTCGTTGAAAGCGGAGATGTGAGCTGGACGGATTGGGACGTCGCCAAGACCCTGAGAGACGCAGCAAGGGAGCAGTCACCGAAAATAAACCTACAGCAGCGAAGCGCTAACCAAAATAAACCGCACGACTTAGCACCATCGGCACGACTTACCCGCAGTGAGCGGGATAGAACGTGGCAAATAAGCCGAGATTTAGCCAAAGAAGGTATTACCGCGCAGCGCTGGGAGCTTGATGCGCTGGCGCGGGGTGCAACCGTGAGTTTTGACGACAAAGTATTTTCATATCCGGCGCTCGATGAATGGCCGGGCTTTAGTGATATCTGAGGAGAGTTTAAATGACTGATTTAAAAACATGGTCGCCCGCGCAAGTGCTGGAGCACGCAGAATATAAGCTGAGTCTGCTCCCACATAAAGACTCGCTTAGCTGTGATTTTTATCGAGGCGTTATTGCGTCAATAGCAGGATGGATAAGCGTAAGTGAAAAAATGCCGGAGGAAGGTGACGCGGTTCTGGTGCATCAAGAAGGTGGGATAATTTTTTGTGCCGAGGTCGAAAGTGGTGAGTTTTATCCCGATGAGTTTCCAAACCTACCAAAGCAAGGGCTCGAAATTACTCACTGGATGCCGTTCCCTGCCGCACCTACTTCACAGGAGCCAAGATAATGGCGATCACTAAGACTCTCCAGCTTGCTGTCAAAGCTGAGTATTTCGACGCGATGACACGTGGCGAAAAGACAGAAGAATATCGACTAGTCAACGCCTATTGGGGTAATAGAATTTTTGGGCGTAACTACGACACTCTGATTATCACAAAGGGCTACCCGCGCAAGGATGACGAGGAACGGCGGATAGTCATTCCTTATGATGGTTATGAAATTAAGATGATTACCCATCCGCATTTTGGTGATGATCCGGTCAAGGTGTTCGCAATAAAAATAAATTGCAATAAATCGCCTGTGCATCATGAAAGGGGGGAGGAGCACAAGAATGCTACAGCAAATTTTTGACAATGGGATATGGATTTTTATTTTCATGGCGGTTCTTTTCAATGGGATTGAGGACATTGTGAGGGCGTGGAGAGGGAAAAGATAATGCACCAGCTTAGGCCAGACCAATACCCTGTGGAGTTAAGGCGTCAAAACGTTCTTAAAGCCGTCGATAAGCTACAGCAAATAATGGCCAGCATGGATTTATCCCCCGACCAGCTCGTCGTTTGTGCTGAAATAGTACGAGACAATCACCGGCGGG